ATCTGATGAATCTCTTTAACAACACTGTTTCCTGTAGGTGGTGTACCTATATCGATAGTCTCCCACCCCTGATTCCAAATCTCTAGTTTCTTATACTTGGGTTTTTTCAGGTCTTTCAGTGGTTTGAAGACCATGTTTGCTATTTCTAGGACTGACTCAATAAACATCTTCAGCACTCAAGTAGATTTTAGATTCATTAACAAGACCCTCATATACTGAGATTCCAAATACCTTTGCAATCTCTCCTTGGATTTCAACTGCAGTTTTAGGGTCAAGTTGTTCATCGTTTAAATCTCTAGTATAGTGACGAAGTCTATATGTTCCTCTAGTTAATACGGGAAACCCTACTGCCTCTGTAATGTGTTCAGGGTTCAGTTGGTTTGTATCTTTCAGATGACGGTAGAACTTTTCATAGAGTTCTTCTGCCTGTTCATCTGTTAGTTCACAATGTTCCTTAAGCATTGCAAGTGCAACAGCATATGATGCAAATTGAGTTTTACCGAAAGGTACTTTCTCAATGATCTTTTTAAGGTTAAATACTAATCTATGGAGTAGAGTATAGGAACCCTTCTCCATCTTTGTGAATGGGTCATTTCTAGTCCCATCCTCATTGTGAGTTATTCTTTTACCTTTTGAATCGATGAATCCCAACTTAAAGGCTTTCTGTTTATTAAACGGTGTAACTAACAGTTTAAGGATTCTGAATACAATTAATGTGTCTATGATTCTCATAGAACTATTTATAGCAATCTAAAGTTCTCTTAATCGTTGTGCAAGGGAAAGGTCTAGTTCTACATCAGGTTCCCAGTTGTTTTCAACATAACCAAGATATAGTAACATAGTTTTAATGGATGTCCAGTATGAGTCATCTTTGATCTTAAACCTTAACATTCTCATGCATGGTTCGAAACCAAAGACATTGAATAGACATATTAGATGGTTTAACATGAGGCGTTCCCTCATTTCACCATTGTTGTGATAACGGTGTAGTAACCGTTTAAGATATCGAAACCTTCGTAAATCCTCTTGGAAGTCTTCTAAAGACTCACATTGAGGGTCATCGTAATGCTTGAGTGCAAACGCTTGAAAGTTTTTTGCTGTTATTTTATCAAAAAGACTCATAATGTAATAGTATGTAGGTCACCCCGAAGGGAGGTGTACGAGTCCTTGACTTGGATTCACTTCATAGTACCCGAGGATACTAATCTATTCTTACTTGGATTAGAATGGGCACGACCCCTTAGACTAATGACCCGTATACCTTGTAACTACCGTTAGGTAGTTGTTCGTATCTCACATTAAGTGAGACAACCTTCTCTTCCTTTTCGATCTCATCAATTTCACTGTTGCCAGTTTTACCAATGATCTCTCCATATCTTGAGAAGTTTAAGTCGAATTCTCCAGCTTCGGAGAACTCTAATTCCTCATCTGCAGTCTGAGGATTTAAACCTAATTGAGAAAGTTTTGCTTTCATTTGTTCAACTGCAGCTTGTGGGTTCAAATATTCTGATACTGCAGTATGACCCAAAATTGCATTTACTTTATTTTTAACATCAACATCATCGATGTCATGAGGTATCTGTTCTGAACTTAGTCCAGAGCCTTGTAGTGTTGAACCTCTTGCTATACCTTCGTTTATGAATTGATTAAATGTCTTCATATTAATTTTCCACCGCTATTCCGACTGCAAGTACCTCTGCATGTGCAGCGAATACCTCATCAGTCTGATTTTTTACAACTATTTCAGATGCTCCACCACCTAGTGTGAATGTTCCTATAAGAGAATTACTTGAGTTCTCTACAGATACTAATCTGTTTGTAGAACCTGAGTTAACTACTCTTACATGTGTTGCACCACTATAACTCGAGCCATTGCCCGAACTTGTTCCACATGCAGCTTCTGAACCTAAAACTTTAATCTTCATAATCTTCCTCTAAAAAATTATGCAACTGCTATTGTTGCAGTTCCACCTGTTCCAGCACCACCTGCGTCAATCACATCGCCTGCAGCGATTGCTTTATCTGCAGTTGCCCCACCAACATCATCCACAATAGTTCCACTGATGCTTTGAGCTGCAATGGATAGTGTACATGTTCGTGAAGGAACTGTAAATGAGAACTCGATCTTGTTCTTCCCATCGTGTGCAGCTGCTGTTGCAGTTGGGTTTGAACCACCTGTTGCAGCGACTTCGAGGGTTGCACCGTTAGTCACATCTACTTGTTCGTTATAAACAACAACTACTTTACCAGTGTCACCTTGAGCATATGTTGTTGCATCAAAGTGTACTGCAGAAATTGTTGCTTCTGCTAGTGCAGTTGAAAGATTAGTCTTAGAACCAACTGCGACCAAAGTCTCAGTTCTTGTTCTAGAACCTACTGGGATTTGAAGCTCCCAACCATGTGGTTTTGCCACAGTGTTGTTTTTGTCCTCTTGCTTGAGATACTTAGGTTTTGCTTCTGAACCGTCTACTATTCCCCATAAAGGCATTTTCTCTTTCTCCTAACTTGCGATTTTCAAAATATCTTTGAAAGTCTTCTTAAATGATTTACTATCTTTTTGTAATAGTCTAGTGTATTTATCACGAATGGGAGCCTTAACAGACATTAAAACATCATGAACTTTGATCGCATCCTTGGCTTTCACCTTGATCTTTTTCATGTCATCTGCTCTGACATCACCATCTTTCTTTGTATCGGCAAACTTTCTTAACTGCATTAACATATTTGCATCAGGTCTTAATTGCATTCCCTGTGCTTTACTGTTGAATGCATCGATAGCTCTATCGATAACTTCGTCTTCTTGAGCTTCGGAATACTTTCCACCACTCATAGTCGAAATCTTTTGTAATTTTTGTCTGAGTTCTTTCTCACTCTTACTCTTTGCAACTGCTCTGGCAACCTTCTTGTTACCACCATCAGACATCATAGCAAAATCTGCAGTTTTCTCCATAACTTTGGATACTTCCTTTGCATCTTTTACATAACCTAACTTCTTAAGTTTCTCCTTAAAAAGTTTAGTCCTACCGTCTGTGGTAAGAATCTTTTGTACTTCTTTTGCAGTAAGTTTAGCCATTAGAATGCTTGATATATGTCATCAAAGTTATCATATAATTTCTTAGCTTTCTTCAAACATAAGTCTAACATTTCTTTTCTTATGTTTATCATATCACTAGACATAGAACCATTGATTTTATGCATTGCAATCATGTGTTCCATCATCTTAACGACTTTCATCTCTCTCATGTAACGAGCTAAGTCCATTACAGCTTTATTATGATCGTTTTGATCGGTTAACTTTGCAATCTTTTCGATTACTTTTGAATCCATTTCTTTCTTCTCTACAATAGTTTCTTCTTCTACTGCATCTTCCCACATTTGTCTGTAGGTATCCATAGGATTAGATTCTTTTAATTTCTTCTTTGATTTTCTCTTGTCTTTTTCGTGTACTCTTCTTCTAGTACCGTCTGCAGCTATCCATTCTTTTACATATTCATCTTTGATATGTGCAAAGAACTCACCCATGATGTCATCCATGTAATCATCGATAACCTCATCAGTCTGATCGGGGTCATCCGTATTGATGTCTCCATTTTCCCATGCAAGATTGTATAGTGCCATGTAAACTTTGTGTTTACCCATTTCAGGACTTCTACCTTTCTTTGCAAGTTGTTCGATTTCTCTTTTGTATTTCTTTGCAATTTGTTTAGGTTTCATTGCACGACCTTCTAGGATATATTCTTCTTTCATACCCATAACTTTATGTGCAAGTTTAACAAGAACTTCGATCTTTGCTTTTTCCATCTTCTTCTTGTTCTGATCGTTTACTTTGTCATAAACCTTTGCAATCATAGATGCAGTGAACATATCTAACATTACACCACCAACTTTAGCTGCACCTTTAGTGTCAACTATCTTTTGGATATCGGGCATAAGGTTTTTTTCTGTTAGGTTGAATACATCTTCGTGCAACATACCAACTAACATATCCATTTCATATGATTCGTTTGCATGTTTAAGAGCTCTCTTGACTTCTTTAGAGTTTCTTATCTTTCTTCCGTAGAACTTCTGAATCTCTTTCCCTGCGACATCCATTGCACCACCAAGGTCTAATGCAACCTCGACTGCTTTCTTAATCTCAGGGTCTTTTATTTTGTATTTCTTGAAATAGTTTGCAACTTCCTGACCAGTAAGTTTTGACTTACCATAAGGCCCTAGTGCATCGACTTTACCGTCTTTGTCTAGAATCTTTCTCTCTTTGATCTGTTGGAATATGTTTGTCATTTTTAGTACCCAAACATCATGTCATATAAATCAATGTCCAGTTTCATGATTACAGCTGCAAGTTCTTCTCTTACCATTGTATCCATATTCATGAAGTGTTTATCGATCAGTTTAAGTGATTTTGCAGTAAGGACTTCCATATCATCATACATTTCAGTCTCGATTCCTTTCTTAAACATCTTGATGATTGCATCGATGTCTTTTACATCGTATCCTTCTTTCTTCTCTCTCTTCTGAATCTTTTGGAATTCTCTAACAATTTGTGATTGTTTCTTAGACTTGTACTTTCCTTTCTTTGCCTCGGAAACTACTTCAACACTCTCTGACATTTTGATTGCAACATCAGTAGCTTTCTTAAGTCCTTGCTTGTCTCCTTTAACTTTAACATTAAAGTGACCTGCTACTGATCTCTCAATGTCAACTGAATCTACGAAAGATGCAATTTTCTTTGAGAATTTGTTTGCCTCTGCTTTATCGAAATAGACATAGTTTAACGAAGCCTCGTCTAAACGATAGCTTCGACTATACTTTTTTACAGATTCAGACTTCTCTCCCTTGTAGTTCTTATCTACATAGTCGAAGAACTTTTTCTTCTCTTCGTCTGATTTGAAATCTGCTGGTGAATCTACACCAAATTTCTTTAGTGCAGCTTTAAAAAACTCTTCGTAATCTTTACCGTCTTGTAAGATTTTCTTAGAGTCTTCTACAAGTGACTTGGGTAGGTCTTGTATACTCATTGGTTTAGTTCTCCTTTTTCAAAGTACGCAAACATCTTTTGTTTACCTTCTTCGTTGAGCTGTAATTGTTTTGCAAGACGACCCAACATGTTTCTTTCTACGAGTTTCTCTGTAGTCTTTTCAACTGATTCTTCTGATTCGATTTCGACACCTTCGGGTAATGGTTTGACACCAGCTTTCTTGAACATTTTCATAAGGTCTTTATCCTTAATCATATCTCTGTTCTTGTTGTCTGCACCCATGGCAAATGTAGTTTTAGTAAATCCTTTTGGATTTTGTTTCTGCATTGCAAGTGCAACTTTAACATCAGTCATATTAAGAAGTTTTGCAATACCCATTGCTTCTGTTTCACTCTTGGTATTGAATACTTTCTTAATCATATCACCCATTGAAGCTTCAAGAATTACTTCTTCTTCAACAACTTCTTCACCTTGCATCAATTTTTCATTGGTAAGTTCACCAATTAATGAAAGAATGTCTTGTTGTGCTTGAAGAAGAGACTCGTACTTCCCGTTGAACTTTGTATCTTGGAGAGTCTTATCACCCATTTTTGCAATCTTGAAGTAATCTTTCTTTGCCTTTTCAATAAGCTTAGAGAGTTTCTTAACGGCGTTAATTTCTTTATCGGTGACTTCTTGAATGTCATCAAAAGTATTAAGTTCTTCTTCGATCTGTGACTCAAGAATCTCATCTGCAGTCTTCTCCACACTCCCTTCTTTCAAAGCAATGTGATTACGGACTTGTTCTAGTTTCTCTTTCCAGTTTTCTGACTTATAACTCATAACAGTATTATTTATATATTCTCTATCTTTATAACAAGATTTCCTTGTCCTTTTATTAACCTATGGTACTTCATTTTCGGTATAGCATAATGATTACCTACCTCTAAAGTATATGGAAGTTCATTATCTAACTGTAACTTCCAATCTTTACCTGATAAAACCGATACTCTTCGTGTTTCTGTATCTCGGTGCCAGATCAACTCTCGATCTTCGAGTTCTTCATCAAACTCTCTTATTCTGTAGGTCTCTCGGGTTCCGTGTTTTTCTAATATTTCCTCTGTGTATGGTCTAGACACTGTATATTCCTTGAACAAAATTTTCTGCAACATCCTCAGCATATGACTCTGAGTGATTGTGAACCTTTCTTGTTTCTAGGAAACCTGTGTTATCATGTAAATCCACCTCAAATCCAAATTCAGTGTGGTAGAATACTTTTGCCATCCGTCCATTAAGTTGAAACTGATGTAACAATTTTCTCATGTTAGTATATAGTGTTTACCAAAAGAAGTTTCCACCGTCACTAAGACCCAATTGTTTTGCATAATGAGGTAAACGACATGCCCAGTATGAAGCAGTCATCTTATCATTTTGTTGGTCACATTTGTGTCTTGCAGCGAACGATTTTCTTGCCTTCTCGTTTCCTAGTTTAACCTTTAAACCTGTTGTGTCACCCCATGTTATCTTCTTTATCTTCTTTGTATCGGGGTCTTTTACATAAACATAATACTTTTTCGGCCCACCAACTTTCGGTGAGTTTAACTCTACATCTTTCTCTTCGTGCATAGGACAATCTAATGGTACATGTTGTCCTTCATACTCTGCAAACTCCCCTAAATCTGTCTCTAAAAGGGTCTTATCTACTGCAGTAGGTATGTAATTACCCTCTAAATGTAGTCTTCGTGCTTCTCTGATAGTTTCAAAGAACATTTCTGACCCTAATCTAAAGGGATTATCGAATATATTGATCTGATTCTCTTGTAAAGATGCAACGGTTTCTTCTATTGCAAGGGTTCTAAAGGTCTTCAACTTTGAACTCCTCGTTGTATGGATAGTCCTTTAAAGGATTACCGAATACATCTTTAAATCTTTTTTTGACTGTTTCTTTTGTTTCGTGGAATGCCTTTTCTTTCTCTTTGATGTACTCATCAACTGATTGACCAGGCGTATCCTCTTGATAAGATATTCTTATCTCATCTGTCCCCTGTTCGAGGACTCCGTTGTCGTGTTTATTTCCCGCCATCTTTCTTGTCCAAGAATGCTGCGATTGCCATCTTTCTAATTTTCTTATCGGATTTACCCTTAAACTGTGGTGCATCCGACTTCCTGAAATCGTCAATGTAATCTCCTGCGTCTGAGTTTTTGTCTAGTTTCTCACCGTACATCTTTGCAAACTTTTTGGTGTGAGTGGATTTCTTAGTCTTTGTAGGTTTACCATCTTCATCCTCATCGCCAGGAGCAGGCCCTGTCTTACCTTGTTTGAAGTGTGCATCCCTTTTCTGTTTAGTTTCTTTGTCTAAACCTTTGTAGTATTTCTTAGGTTGTGTACCCTTATTCTTGGATACATCACGATCTTGTTCTTCTTTGTCTTCGTTGGTTTTACCTTTAACCTTTGCAGCTAGGTCTTTGTCTGCACCACCCCAAGTCCCCTTTGATTTAGTAACAAAACTATTTACTCTTGCCATTGCCCATTGAGGTGCAGTTGCACCAGGCCTGTGTCCTGTTTTGTATGCAGCGAGTCCTCTGTTGTATACCTGTTTCAATATACCAAGAGGCATTCCTGATTTCTCTGCTTTGTTTTTGAGACCTTTTTCATTCTCATATAAAACTTCTTCGTTGGTTGCAGCCTTTCTTGCAGCTTCTCTTTCTGCCTCGATTGCTTTGTTTGCAGCCTCTTTCTCTTTCTGTAGATTGATTGCATCCATTTGTCTTGCATGTCTATCTTTAAGAGCTTCCATCTCTGAAACTTGTTTCTCTTTGAGTCTTTCCATCTCTTCGGTTTGTTTTGCCTTGAGATTAGCTGCGTCTACTGCAGCGTCTTCCTGTATGTCCCCAGCAACTAAAACACTCAACTGGTTAATCATCGATGTTAACACTGGTGTTGGTAACTGAGACAACATTTGTATTTGTTGTTTCGATAGACCTTTAACTTTCTTTAGAAGTTTTGCAGCCTTATTCTCTTCGATTGTTTCTTCTATAGGGTCACCAAACTTAAGGAATAATCTACCCTTCTGTTGTTTCTTATCAGTAACTTTTGCACCAACCATAGAACCTATGGTGTTAATCATTGCAATACCCCTTTCAGGATTCTTCTTATATTCTTTACCTAGTTTAGATTGAATCTTATCTGTTATAAGTTTGAGTATAGATGACCAATCAGATACAAGTTTACCCTCATCAAATTTTTCGATGTTTGCTTCTTTTAAAAAATCTCTGTACTTTTTTGCTGACATAGTATTATTTATCCCTGTTTCTTTAATAACATGCGTTCTCTCCACTTAAGAGCAAGCTTGTTTGATGGGAACTTCGATGTCCAAGTTAACATAGCTTTGTATAGTTGACTCGCTTTCTTCTTTAATGTATTGAAGTCATCATCATTAGTGATTGATATGAAGTCTTTCCCAAATAATTTCTTAAATTCATCTGCATTTTTCATTGCAGCTTCCCAGTCTTTTTGTACGATCTCGAATGGTAGTTTTCTTGATCTCATCTTGTTTCTTTCCTGTGCATTTGCAAGGGATGTAGTAACGAATACCATTTTATACTCGTAACCAAGTTTATCTAACATCTTCTTGTAACTAACGATCTTACCTTTGTTTGCAGCTGTGGTGTCAAAGATCATTCCTAGTCTACCTGAGATATATGCATCCATGTTCTTACCAGTAATCTTCTTTGCCTTTGCACGAATCGGGTCAACCTTATCAAAGTCTGCACCTCTAAGGTCTAGAGTCATTCCAGCTTTCTTAAGACCAACCTCGAATGCCTTATCAGTATTCACCATCTTAAGACCTAGTGCTTTTAAAGCCAACTGATCTACAACTGTTGATTTACCTGAACCAGGCCCACCCATAAGGAATACTGCTTTGAAGACGCCTGGGTCATAAACACCTTCTGTAATTAAATCTTCCATCATGTATTCAGGAAGATTACCCTCGTTGATACCCATTCCTTTACGGATATCATCGTATAGTTTCTTTGCAAGACTCTTACCTTTTGATGGTACACCCTGTTTAAATGAATCAAAGTCTCCATCTTCTGCAAACTGTCTCATCTTAGATGCAGACATTCCTGATACATCATCTGCATCGGGGTCTCTCTCACCAGCTGAGATAATGTTTATGTTTTTAAATTTATAGTAACCGTGTCTTGCTTTGACTCCGTTGTATTTGGTCAATAGCATTTCAAACTCTTTGACTCTGTCTGAACCTACGACCATATTTACATTTACATATTTTTGTTCTTGTAAATAGTTTGCAATCTCAAATACTGTTTTAACATTTGCATTAACAACGATTCTACCAAAGAACTTTTTAAGGTACTTGACCTTATCTCTATGATTAAGTGGATTCTTTCTTTTGTCGTTTGAATGTGATGAGAACAATAATACATCTGTACCTGACCCAACTTTCATAAGTTTCTTTACGAGTAACTCATGACCTGTTGTAGGCGGGTTGAATCTACCAAAAGTAAATGTACAACTTTTCTCTTTTGCCTCTGATAAGAATCTGTTAAATGTCTTCATTTGTCCCATGCCTTTTGTGCAGTGAAGTTATTGAATGCAAACTCCATTCTATCTACGAGTTTAACTGCACTACCTTTTCTATCGATTGCAACATAACCTTCGGG